CCGCCGCCACCACTTGATGAACCACCGCCACCACTTGATGAACCGCCGCCACCACTTGATGAACCGCCGCCACCACTTGATGAACCGCCACCGCCACTACTACTCGAACTAGTGCTAGAACTACTTGTACTTGTGCTTGTTCTGTATGATGAACTTGCACGGGTTGAAGTAGTTGTTGCTGTAGATGAACTTGTAATGCCTGCATTAGCTGTAGAACTTTCTGTAACTACATTACCCGCGGCTTTTAATCTACTTGCTGTAATTGCATCAATAATATCTATATCTGTCACTTGTGCTCCACTTATAAATATTTCGTCGCTTTCAGATTTAATTTCATACAGACTACCAAATGTTTGTGTATCATCTTGCGGTACAATTACAAATGTGGTAAGATCAGGTGCAAGCTGATTCATTACGTATGCACTTAATTCACTAAAATAAAATCTTTCTCCGAAATCCCAATTTTCTAAACTAAAGAATTCATTGATTGCACTTATAACTCTTGATTTCACATCATTGTCATTTAAAACTTTATCAGGATTTTTTACTACCTTAAATTGTGCTTGCAAATCACCACTCGCTTTATTTCCAAATAATACTTTGTATTTTACAGGATGATATATTATTTCATCACTTATGGATTTTACTTCATTTAGTTTTACACCAAAATTTTGAAAAAGAGCATCACTACTAGGAGGTAAAGGTTCAGAACTACTAGCTCCATCTAACCATTGTCTAAATTGTGTGTCAAAACTCCTTGTAAGTATGTATGTGTCTACGATATTACTTGCACTAGGATCGATACGTGTGCTTGCATCTGCCGCATGTACATAATGAAATTTTAAATTATCTCTACCAATCTGGGCTTTATAATCATCAGTAAGTATTAATGTACTTGTGCTTTTATCTAATATTTTAAATACATTTTCATCAACAAGATAAAATACCTGTCCATCATCATATGCACTAAATGCACCCACTGCGGTTTGGTTTTGTTTTATCTGTATTTTTAAAATTGTATTACTAATATAATTAAAATCTTCCACTCCATCTGCAGATTTTAGCTTTCTTAAAAATATATATTTGTTTAAAGCATTTGTAGTTTCATCTACAATTTCATCAAAAATTTGTGGATCATCAACCACACCATCATCATCTGAGTCAAAGAAACTTACTTGTATTTTTTTTGAATTTACGTATCCTTCTGCATCTCTAAATTCTTCTTTAATTTCCCAATCAAAATCAACAGTAAAGTTTTCTGTGCTATCAGGTTTTTTGTTTATACTCAATACACTTATTTTATCTTTAATTGTTTTTCCTGTAAGGTTATTATAAATTTTATCACTACTATCATAATAAAATTTAACTTCTTGATCACTTTCAAACACGTATCTGCTACCACGATAGGTAATTGTATACTTTTCGCCATCAGTTTGAAACAATAGTAACCAACTTGCATCTAACTTTTGTCCCGATACATCTCCAGTTTTACCAATACTGAATGGTGTGTTCAATCTTAAGTTTTCTTCTGATATAAGTTTCCATTCACCGCTAGTTCTATCAAAACGTAATCCAAAAGCATTATATGCAGAAACTTGATCTATAATTTGCGTTTGGACTTCATCTGTTATTTCAGAAGCAATAAAAGGTCGAATTTCTACTAGTTGAGCTCCAGTTGGGATTGGATCGTTAAGCTGTACAGCACCTACTCCATCTTCGCTGACTGTTGTACCGTCGCCTGTCACAGATACTACCTTACTCCATTTATACAAGACTGCTTGTGGATGGTCAGCTGTGCCGGGCATAAGACCATGACTGTTATCTGCCATAAAATGTTTACCTGTTGGCGGAACAAATTTTACTAAAGAACCAGGTTTTACAAACTGTAAAGTGGAACTAGTAAACGAGCCTAGTTGTATTTTTACACCAGCAGTGCTTTCAAAAATGCCAGTGTTAGTATTTGTTTCATTTGTTTTACCTTGCCATAATATATTTAAATCGGTTACATCAATTTTTGGAAAAGTATTTGTATAAAAGTTTTTTATAAGTGTGCTTCGTAAAATAGGTTGTATAGTATTATTAATAGCACCGCTTATATCAGTAGTGGTTGTAAAACTAAACATAGCTTTTGAATCTAAAAAGTCTTTATAGATAACACCGTCTGTAGCAAACATATTAGTCTTACTATATTTTCCTGTAGCATCTAATAGATCAAAATATCTCGATATACCACTAGCTGTTCTGTTGACACTTTTAGTTTTAACGATTTCTTGTGAAATTGTTAAAGGCACAATTTGATAATCTTCTGCTGTGATCATTCTGTTTTGTGTATAATAGGTTGCAGGTGCATTATTTTTTATGCTCTCGCTTGTTTCACTTACTGTTGCATTATCAACAGTATATTGTAATGAATAAACAAATGTCAATGTTTCTACACTACCTGTTTTAGAAATATATGGAATCTTAATACTAATTCCTTTCATTTCATCAGGCGTAATAACCATCCGTTGGTTTCTACTAGTTCTGTAATATGTTCTAAAAGTACCTTTAGGTAAATTACCAAATACGCCATCTGAAAATACAATAGATATTCTATCTTCAACTCTAGTAAGTACGCTGTAAAAGTTTCTTACGCTTTTACTTAGACTATTGTAAATAACATTATTTCCTTCAGTAGCGGCAACTTTTGACCAAAGTTCTATTTCTTGTCCATTAGAATCTAATTTGTATAGCCAAACATCTGTATCATTTACATTAACAGCATCTATAGCAACCACTTGATTTGTTGTAGGATTAGTAATTGTAAACGGTCCTTGATCTAGAGCACCTTGTCTAAAATGACTGAAGAAACCTGTATTTGTGCTTCCATTACCTCTGCCGTCATTTCTATAAAGTAAAGCAAAGTTATTTCCAGGAAAAGGTGGTTCTTCTTCAATAGTTCCATCACCTATATCAGTAGATACAATTTCAAACCTATTATTTGCACCATTTACAGCTTTGTTGAAACTAAACACAGGTACATCTTCGTTTGTTGAATTAAACCTGTATTGTTCTGTTGGTACTCCTGCTACAGTATCTTTTTTAAAAGGACGACCAAATGTTCCATTTACAGGAAGTCCAGCATTTAAGATTAAAATAAATTGTTCATACCAATCTGGATTAGAAGGATCATTCCATAGAATAGCTTGATTTTCTAAATTAGTATTGTTAGAATCAATTACTTCTTCTGTGGTGGTAATACTTTCAACTTTTAGTAAGCCGTTGGCTGTTTGATTACGCTTAGGATTATATGAAAGTAAACGTGCTAAACGTAGTACACTTTCTCTGCGTTCAGCTAGTTCAAGAAAATTTTCTCTAGCGTTTAAATCTGTACGAAATGCAAGATTTTGTCCTAGATAAGCAATTAGATCTATAAGTGCTATATATTCACTTGATTCTATGTAGTCATTAAAATCCTCAGGATAATTTTCTCTGAGATAATTAATCATTGTGCGCCTTAAGTTATCAAAGTCATAACTTTGAAAATCAGCGTTTCTGTAGCTTTGATATACCCGCTTCCAATCTTCTGCTACAAGTAATCTATTTTGCCTATCTGTAGATGACATATTTACTTCCTTGTTCTATATTGTATTTATTATGTTTGAATAAGTGCGTACTTTATTTTAGCCCAAAAAACCTGCATTTTGATCGAATTTTAATTTTAAATTTTCTGATATATTATAAGGCAAATATGATAGATCGATTTCGATTTGTAATCCACTTTCATATTGATCTATTGCTACATTTGTTACCTGCACTCTTGGATCAAAATTTACAATCTTTGTAACATTCTCAACTATTGCTTCTTTTAATTGTTCAGTTAAAGGATCAAATAGTACGTCCCAAATAATTGTCCCAAACTCTGGATCTGAAAGTTTTTCTCCTTGTCGTATATGAAAATGATTTAATATATCTTGTTTGATTAAAGCAAGATCGTAGAGTACAGTTTCATTATTTTCAGGATTAACTGTAGATATACCCCTATAAGCACGGCTGGCTACACCATACTGTGTGCTTGTACCTGTGCCTTTTACTTCTATTTGCTTGTAAAGTTGTTTTTCTTTTGTACTCATAACATTATTTACCTTGCCCCTTTAACCTCTTGTTTGTT